TTTTATTCTTTTATATTTTACAAAGATACGAAAAATATTTCGTATTTCCAAATTAAATATGTGTCCATGTGTGACGTTTTACAATTTCCTCAACATTCCACTTACTAACTTTGAAATTTCTAGCAATAACGTTAGTAGAGAACCCTTGTTTAAAGAGTTCTCTTATTATCCTAACTTGTTCGTTTGTAAGTTTTGCCTTTGGATGATTTTCACCACACCTTTTATTTGATACACTCATTTAATGCGTTTACATAAGTCATTTTTGCTGCAGCTCCTGCGAACCTTTCGACTTCTTTACCATCTTTCTCAATTATAACTGTCGGTACTGAACGTATTCCGTATTGTGTTGCTTCATTAAATGCAACATCCACATCATAATCTATAAAAGTTACATTTGGGAATTGTCCCTTAATTTCATTTATTACCGGTGCCAATGCTCTACATGGACCACACCATGCTGCTGAGAATTTCTTAACTGTTACCATTTTCTTTTTCCTTTTTGTTTTATCCTTCGCAACTTAAACATTCAGGGTCCATTGCCTTTGTTGCAATATCACCTCTTAATACCGATTCGGTTCTCATATAATATAGAGTTTTTACACCTTGTTTCCAAGCCTCTAATGTTACTTGATTTATCCATTTTGGTTCTGCGATTGCAGGGAATGCTAAGTTTAACGAAACTGCTTGGTCAATATATTGTTGTCTAATACCTGCCTGTCTTACTAAATCTAATTGGTTGATTTCTTTAAATGTTTTGAATACATCTTTTACATTAAAGGTTTTATGTCTATCTTCTTCGGAAACCTCTGAACATAATACTACTTTACTATTTACAAAACACCAATTATCTAATTCAGCAATATCTTGTATTGAACCACCATCTGCAAGAATCTTATCCCACGTTTCTTTTGTGTTGATTCCGACTTTCTTCAATACTTTCTCCAATTCAGCGTTTCTACGAATGAATGTTCCTTTTGAAGTTTGTTCGGTGAATACGTTTGCTGCCCAAGGCTCGATACCAGAACTAACATCACCACTCAATTTAGAGTTAGATACTGTTGGTGCGATTGCACGTAAGTGAGTGTTACGGAATCCACTATCTTTACACCATAATGGTTCACCTAATTCAGATGCCATATCTCTACTTGCTTGTTCTGATTCGATTTTCATTTGAGAGAAAATCTTACGAGTTTCAAATTGAGCTGTCATACCTTCAAACGGAATACCTCTTTGTTGTAAGTAAGTGTGCCAACCTAATACACCTAATCCTAATGCCCTACCTTTTTCTGCTGCACGAACTGAATTTTCAAATCCTTTCATATTCTTAGCCTTTTGAATGAATTCTGAAAGAACTCCATCTAAGAACCAAGTTGATGTGTAAATTAAATCCGTATCTTTCCACTCATCATATTTTGCTAAGTTTAAAGAACTTAAACAACAAACAAATGAATGTGATTCATCAGTATGTAAAACAATTTCAGAACAAATGTTTGTCATAAACACTTTTAATCCATTTTGTTTATACATCGGTGGGTTTTGTTTGTTTACATTACCCTTAAACATAATATAAGGTTCTCCGGTTGCTTTTCTCTTTTGTAACAACTTACCCCATTTTCTTCTTGCCTCTTCATCACCATCTTGTAACTTTCTCATAAACTTATCACCAACCACTGCACATTGATGCATATTCAAACATTGACGGTTTACATCACCTTTCGGTTCTCTAATTTCCAACCATTGTTCGAAATCTTTATGTTCGATGTTTAAGTTTACTGATGCTGCTCCTCTTCTTACTGAACCTTGATTTGTTGCAAGGATAGTAGAATCGTATATCTTAGCGAATGGTATTACACCATCAGATGTTCCATTACCTGTAATTGGTGAACCTGCTGGTCTGATTTGATTTATACCAATACCAACACCACCACCATGTTTTGCAAGTAACATCAACTCTAAGTTTTTATTACCAATATCAAAAATGGAATCCGCTACATCAATACCAAAGCAAGATATAGGTAAACCTCTATCAGTACCTGTATTTGATAATACCGGAGTTGCCAAACATAACCAACCACGCCAGATGTAATCGAAAAATTTTGATGCTAATTGTGGTTTGTTTAATCTTTGTGCTACTTTCGTAGATACTCTCCAATATGCATCTTTGGGAGTTTCACCAGGAAGTAAGTAACCTTTGGATATAGTTTTAACATATACCTCCGTATTACCCCACTCTGGGAAATCCACACCCAATTCCCAACCTAAGTCTTCTGCGTAATTTTTTGCCATAATTTTTTTCTAATTTTTAAAATATATCACCCCAATCTTCACCTTCTCCTGCTTTTGAATAATCAGTTGGTCTGATTGCGAAGAAGTCGGTATGTGTAACACCGCCTGTTAGGTGATAAAACCAATCCAATTCAGATGCTTTTGTATCATCAAATTCAAAGTAGTCATCTCCACCTTGTATTGGATTGTATCCCAATTCAGCTAATTTTTCATTTACTCTTTTTGTAATGAATTCTTTTAGGTCATCTTTTTTAAGATTCTCCAAATCACCCATTTCAAAAATCTTATCGATATATTTGTGTTCTAAATCAATAATGATTTTAGCTGCTTGGTAAATATCTTCTTTTGCTTCTTGTAATAATTCAGGAAATTCATCACACATATGTCTGAATAATTGACATCCCATTTTTGAGTGTAGAGATTCATCTCTAACACTCCATTTCATTTGTTGTCCAATACCTTTCAATAGATTTCTCATTTGAAATGAATAAAGAACTGCAAATGATGAATATAATGCAACTCCTTCTGCGAATGCAGAGAAGATTGCTAATGAACGTGCAACTTCAACTCTTGCTTTGTGATTTGTATCCAAATCTTTCGGAGTCCAATCGGCAGTTGTGTTAGTTAGAAGTTCGAAACGTGCTTTCATCGTTTCATCATGTAAGAACCCTTCGAAATTTTCTAATCCTAACGTTTCATTTAAATAAGAGTATGCGATTGAATGTATAGTTTCCTGCGAACCAAACGCCATAGCCATTTGTCTGATTTCATGTTTTGGAAACCATTTTGTAACCATACCAGTCCAATAATCGGAAACTGCACATTCCGTTTGAGCGAAACCTAAAAGAATGTTTCCTACTAAATGTTTTTCAGATTCAGTAAGATTTTCATTCCAATCCTTAACATCACCTTGCATTGGTATTTCAGTATGCAACCAGAATGCTTGCATTTGTTTCAACCAACCTTCCGTATAATAATCTGGATATTCAAATGGTTTGAAAGGGATTCTTTCAGTAAATAATTTGCTCATAGTTCGTAACTTTATTTAGTTTCTTCTACTGATTGTTTTCTATATTCGGTAATTAATTTTTTCAATTCACCAATTGCTTTTCTTGCTCTTGATTTTGCTGCTTTTGTTGTTCCGTTGTGTTCTGCTTCAAATTGAGTAAATAAATCTTTCATTTGCTCAAATAATTCTTGTGAATTTGCCATAAATGTTTTTAGTTTAAAATGTTATACAATATACCAACTTTTAATGTTGTTGGTGAGTATAACTATCGTATATATTAAAAAACGAAATGGAAATTTGAAACTTTTTTTTTCTTTTTTCATTATCCCATACTAACCAAAAACCAACACTTTATTATAATATATTTAGCCCATATTTTCCACATACTTTTTGTGGAGAAGTTGTTTCTGAACTAATTGTCCACTTGCTGCTTCTTTCGTTGCCATAATACCATCTGATGATTGGGCATCATAAACTTCTATGAAACCTGTGTTAGTATCCATCTTACAAGGGAATGTTAAACCATCTGGTCCAAATCGATTTTTCATAATATGAGCCCTTGCAGTGTTATTCAATTTATCTTTTGATTTTCTACTCCAACTCATAATGAAATCCGCATTCATAACTTTTGCATATGAATCTGCAATTTTATCAGCTTCAATTACATCAGAATCAATTGCCGAACGATTTGTTTGAGATGCAGTCCAGACAGGAATTCGTAATTCGCCACCCATACCTCTTAAATCAATATACACACCACCTTGTTCTGCATAAGTAGAATCGGTTTTATTTGAATGTGATAATAATAAATCGGCGTAATCAACAATAATCAAATCAGGTTTATTACCTGTTGCTATCATTTTTTCAATATGTAGTTGTAATTTTTTTACACTTACACCTTTTGGTGGGTAGTATTTGATGAGAAGTTTTCCTTGTAAAGATTTGATTTTATGTCTAACCTCATCTCTTCTATCTTTTAAATCGGCAGAAGGAATATGTGAAAATACAGTATCATATCGAGCACCTACATAGTGTTCTGATAATTCCATAGTATAATGGACAACACTCAATCCTTGTTTTACTGCGGCTGCACCTAATGCTGTTAAAATCCAAGTCTTACCAACGCCAGATGGTGCAACAACTACTCCCAATTCCCCTGGTCCTAATCCACCATCCATTAAATCGGTGATAGGTTTCCAATCCGTTGGGACAGTATCACGTTTAACATCCGTTGCACGGTCTTCGTAATCCAATATGTAATCGTGTCCTAAATCATTTTCAACCCCAACTTTCATTGCCTTATCAACCAAATCTTTGATTTTATCAAAGTTACCTGCCTTTAATAAATCAACTGATTGTAAGATTACTTGTTTTAAGTTTTGGTTTTTACAAAATGATGAAAATTCGTTTTTGATGTAATCGGAATCAATATTACCTACTTGAGTGTAAACGTGTCTTAATTGGTCTACAATAGTAGTTTCTAATCCCTTATTTTCTAATTTGGATATTTTTACCTTAAACACATCTAATGATGGTGATTTTCGGTATTCACTATGGTAAGCTAAAATTTCACTTACTATCCATTTGTTTGCATCAGATTCAAAAAATTTCGGTGTAACTATTTCCGAAATAGTATCTAAGAATTTTTCATCAGTTAATAACGCAGATACAACTTTTGATTGAAAGGATTGACCATACTTCGCTAAGTTGTCTATCTCTTGCATTATTTATCCTCTTTTACTACTTTTTGAACTCTTGTTGCTGATTTCCACTCTGATTTTGGACAGAACGCCCAAACACCTGTGCTTACTTTTGTATCCGCTTCAGTATCTGCTACTCTACGAATAGTTCCTACTTTATTGTCTTTTGTTTCTTTGATTACTTTAATACACTTCATAGTTTTTCTCCATGTTTAAATTGTTACTTAATAATAATATTACCGAACGTTCCTTTTAACCAATCATTCAAATCACCAAATGCGTTTGTTACTTTGTATTTCAAACAAACTTTCATAAAATCTAATTTGTTAAGTGGTTTTAGAGGTTCGTTAAATTTTTCTAATATTTGCATCTTAATGATTCCACTAATATCGGGGTCTTTCAACTGCATTAATTCGTGGTTCATTATGATTTGGTCTTTCGATTCTAAAATATCGTTGTATATTTTGATTTTACCCTTCTTTTCCTCACATAGTCGTAACAAATCATCAACTGATAATTCTACCTCCTCAGCGAGTTCAGGAAACCTCTTTACAAGGGTTTTTATACCACACCCATTAACTCCCGGTATATTATCTGATTTATCACCATCTAATATACGATACATTAATAAGTTTTTAGATTCTAAACCAAATTCTTCTTTAATAGCTTTTTTATTGTAAATTTTCTTCTTAGTAGGTGACCAAACGATGGTCTTATCATTAACCAATTGTAGGAAATCCTTATCGGTTGACATTACCACCGCTTGTTCATCCTCTTTAAGAAGTTGAGTGGCGATATAAGCCATAACATCATCTGCTTCAACACCATCATAAATCATAGTGGTTACCGGTAGTTGATGTAACATTTCTGCTAACCAAACGAATTGTCTCTTCATCGATTCACGCTCATCTTCAACGTTCATCATTTCAGCATATTGACGATTCACTCTTAATTTGTTAGGGTCTCTGTCTGCCTTATATCCACTAAATCGTTTTTTACGATTAGCAGAACCACCCTTACCATCGAAAACTACAATAACACGAGTAGGTTGAGTTTGACGTATTGCGTAACCTATTGATTTTAATACACCCGTTACACCAGCAACGTGGTCGCCATCTTCATTCATAGTTGGAATAGATGACCAGCAACGGATGAATGTGTTTAATCCATCAATTATAAGAACTCGCGAGTTTTTCGTTTTGGTAGAATTACTCGTATGTTCTTGCTCTACCGATTCTAAAATGTTTTTGTATATTGCTTTCAATGCCTTTCTTTTTAATCATCCATGCCAGGACCTGAAACATCTATTTCTAAATCTTCCATATCAATACCATCGGATTTATATTGTAAAATTGTAGATTCACAAATCTTTTTATAAATTTGTTCTCTAACCTCTTCTCTTTCCGTCATCAAAGGAATGAAATCCTTAGATTGGAATTTGATGATTTCACCAGTATCAGTATCGGTATATTCATACCATGCACCGGCTTGTTTTACGATTTTATTGTCTTTCATTACGGACAACCATGAACCATAATTATCAATACCTCTATCAAAGAAAATATCAAAATCTGCTGCTCTCAATGGTGGGCCCATTCGGTTTTTCACAACTTGTGCTCTAACCTTCATTCCAACAATTCTATCATTACCACCAATTTTAGATTTAATCTGTCCCATTCCTTTCAAACGTAATCTTACGGATGCGTGGAATGCCAATGCCTTACCACCACTTGTTGTCCAAGGGTCACCGAACGGCATTGCGTTCATCTTTTGTCTTAATTGGTTGGTATATACTAATAAGATTTTTTGTCTACCAATCATATTAGTAATCTTTCTCATCGCCTTAGAAATGATGATTGCTTTATCGGTTGCATAACCATCCTTACCATAATCTGCTGCTAACTCCGTTTTTGTTGATGCGGCTGCAACTGAATCGGTTACAATTGTTACTAATCGATTTTTGTCAGTTTGTCTAACTTTCTCAATAATGGTTTCAGTAAAATCAAAGATTTGTTCTACTGAATCTGCTGATACATAAAGTAATTTTTTCACATCCACACCGATTGCTTCTAAAAATTCTCTACTTACTGCAGTTTCAGTATCAATCAATACTGCAACACCACCTTGTTTCTGCGTTTCCGCAAGTAAGTGTGCCGAAAGTAATGATTTACCACTTTGTTCTAATCCCGTTACTTCTACAATTCTACCCACTGGCAATCCACCATAAGGACGATTTGAAATCGCTACATCTAGCATTGCACATCCGGTTGAAACCCAACCCTCAACGTTTGTAGGGGTCGAATCATCATCCAAAAAGAATGCTACCTTTTGGTCTTTTGATTGTTTATTTAGCTCACCCGCTAGGATATCGGCTAAATCCAATTCTTCTTTTTTTGCCATAAAATGGGTTTAATTAATTGTTGAATAAATCATCAAATGCTGCTGCAACATCATCGGTTTTCTTAGATACTGCTGGAGCTGATTGAGATGGAGTTTCTACTGACCCACCCATATCATGAGATACTGATGGTGTTGGTTTTGCTGATGATAAAGTTTCTGCTGCTACTGAACTTTCGGTTTCATCTTCATCAGATGTTGCTGATGGGTTCAACCAACCTTCCAATACATTTTTCAATTCTGCATAAGATAATTCTTGATACAATTCAGTAATTTCAGTTTGATTCTCTAAGAATTTTGCAATATCACCACCTTCTGCTAATGGTGTTTGATTTGGTTTTACTCTAAGAGTAGTTGTTGGATATGAAGTTCCAGCATCTTCTGCTGAAATATATTCAACGGTCAAATCTCTACCTGCCATTGGGTCAGTAATATCACCATAATCGGGGTCAGCAATGTACCCTAAGATTTCTTGATAAACTGTCTTACCGAATCCCCAAAATTTAACACCTTCGTTTTCTTGACCACGAACGATTACAGGAACAAAGGTTCTCAACTTAGGCTCCATTGCCTTTGCTGCTTTCCAATCTTCCTTATCGCCCATTCTTTTAAGTTTATCTGCAAACTCAACAATTGGGTCAGGTCTACCGAATGATGCCGGAGATAGATAAGTTTTGTTATTTACGTTGTAATGAAAATACAATTCAATGAACGGATTGTCTTTATTGAATTTGTAAGGTACGATACGGACTTGTGATTTACCAGGAGTTGGTTTCCATAATGCATCCGTTTTCTTTTGTGTGTTTTGTAGTTTGTTTAGTCTACCTCTAATTGCGTTAATGTCTAATGCCATTGTTTTTTCCTTTTAAGTTTAATAATTAATTTGTTTTATGGTTTTATTTACGAGTCTTTCCTACTCGCGGTGTGTAAGTATAAATATACGAATTTCCGATTTTCGTATATTAATTTTTTATTATTTTGCCCACTTTCCGTTGGAAACAATTTGAGCTATAATGCCATATACTGATAGGTCTTGAAACGTATCTTCTACTGCTTCACCAACATTATCTTCTTTACCTAAAACTACCAATTGTTTTAATCTCTGAATTTTATCATTAATTCTAAACCACAAACCTGTTAGGGATAATTTCTTATCATCATCAGTTTCTAATGATGTTCCTACTGCAATGTTTCCTGGTCCATAATTGGATTGTTTTAGACAGAATAATTCATATTGAGTAAACATAATACGTTTGAACTCATCAGTCATTTCTGGGTATTGTTTTTCGATTTCTTCTACGATTTTAGGATTATCGTATTTGATGAACGCAACCTCATCTTCGGTTTGTTCTATTTTGGGAGCAATATTGAGTTCTAATTTGTTCTTAGCCTCTTGCTTAATGATACGAGGAGTTTGTGTTGTGCTCTTTGACATATAACCTTTATTATTTTTACTTTACAAATATACGAAATATATCTGATAATACCAAATATAAAGGGGTGATAAAATACCACCCCCTATATAATTTTACTTTACTTCTGCAGAATCTACTTTTACTGCTGCTGAATCAGATGCAACTACTGCTGTGTCTACTGCCACTACTGTTGAATCTGATGCTACTTCTGATTGTGATTTTGAACCACATGATGTAATCGTTAAAGCGATTACTGCTACTGCGAATAATTTTTTCATTTGTTTGTGTTTTTTTATTTATTAATTTATTGAATACAAATATACGAAAAAAATCCGAACTTTCCAAATTTATTTTTGAGAATATTCAATTACTTCAAAAATTCTTGTACTAATCTTCTTAGTTCCTTCGGTATTTGTAACAATTATAGTGTTACGGAACTTATCCCAATCTACCATAAAGTCCTTATCGGCTTTACCACCATTTTCCTCTTTAACCAATTCGTTTAATGCATTGATTGTATAAAGAGTATTCGATTGTTTCTTTCTATGAACCAAAATAGTATCCTTTAATGGAATAGTTGGTTTGTATTGAGTATCTATATTATATGTAATATATAATTCTTCCAAATTAGCCTTATTTTGTAAGACGTAAATATAGTTATAAACAATATAATATGTTTGTTTTATTTGTTCTAATGTAGTTTGTAACTCATCTTTTGTTGTAAATGTGCACAATAGTTGTGTCTGCATTCTTTCTCCTCTTATTTTATACCTAATAATAAGTATAAAAAATGAAATCGAAAGACTTATTTTAC